GGTGGCAGTTTTTGGAAGTGGAAACGGAAGGGAGTTGTTCTGGTGGTGTCTTTTAAAAGACCTGCTTCCGTATATATTTAATAAGTTACTTATTATTTATATATACAGAAGCAGGCATAACTTGTCGTCTTAGACGCCCAGAAGCTCTACACTTTGAGCCTGTTAAATTGATTAAAAACTTATGTGTAAAATAGAACGCATTAGTCAGTAGCTAAGAGATGCAATAATGGACGATTTATCGGTATACGCGAGATCATTGGATAAGGCTAAATACTATGTTTACTGTCTCTATGATACAGAAGACAAGATGAAAAGACCGTTTTACATAGGAAAAGGCAAATCGACTCGTTGTCTCGATCACATCAAGTATCCCGATGACTCTCCCAAATCCATGCGGATCAAAGAACTTTTGGCTAATAAAAAATTAGGCATAGATATACTTCGTCATGGTATGGATGAAACCACAGCCAAACTTGTTGAGGCGACATGCATCGACCTTATGGGGGTCGGAGAGCTTACGAATAAGGTTCGAGGAAGTGGTTCCATGATGGGCAGAATATCACTGGACGCCTACCATCACTTAGTGCTGCAAGAGGAAACTGAAATTGCTCCTGAGCACGCCGGTCTTGCCTTCCTGCTAAACAGCACCTACAAGTCAGGAATGTCCGCTCTGGCATTATATGAAGCTACGCGTGGCGTATGGGCAAAGGTTCCAAGAGACGAGAATCTCAAATATGCCTACGCTACATATGGTGGGCTGATAATGGAAGTTTATCAGATTGAATGCTGGGTCAAAGCCGGTTCTCAGCAGTACTTTACAAGGGATATAGCTCTTGGCCCCGACACAAAACGTTATGAATTTGTTGGCAGAATAGCCGATGAGCATATTAGAAAACTGTATGTAGGCAAATTAATCAAGAAGCCACCAAGCTACGGTAGCCCTTTTGTGAAGGTTGGGGTGGTTAGGACTGAACATAGTGTTAGCGCGGCATAAAGCTGACACAGTAGTTATGCATTGGCGCAACGTACGCGCCAATGCATGATTTTTAACCTTTTTTCATCAACTCTCGTTTGATTTCATCGGTACGCATCGTGACATCGGCAGCTGTGATCGCCTCGTTAAGTTTCACGATGTCCTCGATTTCCTGCGGTGACTTCTCTGCCAGATGGAAAATGGCTGCGCGAATCACGTCTGAACGGGTGAACTTCTCGAAGCGAGGGATGAACTTCATCATCTCCAGCAGTTCGAAGTATTCGTCCTCCAGTGACATTGTGCGGCTTTTAATTTTCTCTTTGCCACGAGTCGGGCGTCCCTGTGGTCTGACTGGTTGGCGCAAAGGAGTTGTGTTCTTAGCCGGTGCATCAGGCTCTTTGCGCTTTGCTAGGTCACCCATTTTCATGGACATTATTCTTCTTCCTCCAGACTCAACAGATAATCTACAAATTCTTCAAACTCGGCTTCCGCCTTTTTGTCGCGCTCGCTACCGGTCATTTCAAAGATAGAACGACCAGACTCTTCCGCATCATCATAGACGTTGCGGTTATATAGATTGACTGGCGCAGACTCGATGCCAAACGTCTCAACAATCTCTTTAGCCGCCAGAATGCGAGACACTTGTGATGGCAAAGCCGGGCACTGGTTCATGACCGCGCGGACCTTCACTTTATCGTTTACATTACGAACATTGTCGATAATAGGATCGATGTCACGCAGAGATTTCAAATCACGACGCTTAGGACGAAGCGGGATAATGATAACGTCGGCCATCAGCATCGCTTGTCGCTGAATTTCGGAGTCAAAGCCACCAGCATCTACCACTACATACTCAGCTCTACCCTGAAGCGATTTTAGGTGCTTAATGATGTCATCCTGAACGTATGCAAAAGGAATCAGCTCAAGGTCTTCGTTCTGTCGACGGTCTTCACACCAGCTCGTTGTCGTGCGCTGAATATCTATATCGGTGATATAAACCTTCTTCTTCTTTTTGACTTTCAGGCAAACGGCAATTTGCTGGGCAACGGTGGATTTGCCAGGCCCGCCCTTTGTGCCGCCAACCACAAAGATCTTGGTCATTGGAGAGTTCCCTTTGCGTATATAATTATCGTCTGAAACAACTTGTTTTCTTATATGTGATATAGCCTAAATGCCTACGGCTGTGGTGTAAAGGTTAAATGGTAGGTGCTGCCTTAGAATTTTTAGGCGAGAATCAATGGCTGTTAACAAAAAAGGCGACCAAAGTCGCCTGATTTTTAATCTTTTAGGTATAAACCTACTGGAGTTCTTGTTTTGCGGGAGATGATAAGTACGATAAATTTCTGAACGTTAACTTGCACTTTGTTTGGGAGCCAAGAGCTTAACTCTGCATCAAGCAACAATCCTCTGTTCCACGGCAAAAATCCGGTTTCTTTCCCCATCCCGTACTCGCCTAACACATCCTCGAACGTTTCTGTTTTGGCATTGTATATACGCACATCGCCGGTTCGCATGAGAGGCCCTGCCCAGATCTTAGCACCAGGAATGGTTTGTGTATCGTCGCAGACTAAATGCTCATACCAATGAAGAAGAAAGAGATAGGTACGGTGACACAATCCTCGCTGACGACGCTCTCTGACAGTTTCGACACCAGCTACCTGGTAACATTCGATCTCATTACCGTCTTCAACAAAACTATATTCACGCAGAGCTATCCTACCAGCGATCGTATTTTTGTTTTCGTCCAGAAGCCCGGACTGGAGCACCTCTTTGATAATCTCTTCTTCAGGGGCATCTTCATCCGCTCGATCTAAGATGAATTCGCTCAGGTCGCCTTGGTCGCGCGCACCTACACGTTCCATAGAGACATACAGGCAAATGTCATCTTCTGGTTCAATGATTTCAATTTCTGAGATTTTATAGAGGGAGGCTTCATTGATAAGAAAGCCAAAACGAACAACACGAGTCTCCCCTTTATGAGGAAACTCGCTTAGATCTTTTGAATATGCGCTATCTAGTGTAGGAGCCATTTTGTAGCAGAATCATCAGCCTTAACCGTGCTGACAATGCTACCATGATTGCGTAAGAAGCGGCGAATAGAATGTTCAATAACCTCCGAAAAAGCCTCGATAAAACGAGACAGCTCAGGGTACTGTTTAGCTGGCTTGACTACAAAACGAACACGACCATTCAGGTAAATTGCTTCAGCTAATGGCTTCACGCTTGCACCAGCGCGCTCAACATCGTCTTTGAAGGTAACGATGAAGCGTGAGTCTTCCGGTTCAATAGCGTCATTATTGAGCTTACGTACTTCAAGCTTGTGCTGATTCAGCACATGAGTCTCGATAATACTCGTGCAATCGCGAATAGTTTGTATAGAACGTTTCTCGTTCAGCATGTGTCCACCTTAGCCGTTAACACAAGTGTCATTGCGGCACCCCTCTCGGGGTTGAAGGCTACGAGGATGCGTAGCCTGTATGTGCCCACTTACGTGGATGCCTAATAAATCTACATCAAATTACTAAATGATTCAACATGAGCTTGAGTGAACAGGCGTGTATATGAGTGAAGATGCCATCTTTAGGATAAAAGGTAAACTGAGACCACTCATCAATCATCGCCTCAGTTCAGGTGCCCCCACTCACACAGCCTTTCACCTATCGTATTGTGGATAAGCAACTGTCGCTCCGTTTCCTCAGTCATAAAATCCTCTCTACTCACATAGATAGGATTTGCAGCATCGCAGAATAGCACGCCTGGAGCCTGCGTCTTAATCACGCACCCATTTATCAAGCAGCTCGCGATGAACACCAGAGGCATCTTTTTGCCGCACTTCATTAACCGTTTCATTTTTGACATCCACTGTGCTTTGAAGTCGTTTTCTGTCTTCCTGTTTTGCCTTCTCTTCCATTGCTCGTCGCGCCGCATTTCCGCCCATCGTGTAAGCGCCGACAAGAACGAAAAGAACGGCAGCCAGCGTAATCAAAGCAACTTTTAGCTTTGTCATCAGGCTGCCTAGCATATTAGACCATCCCTTTCTGGTGTCTTCTTACCTGCGACCAGGCGATAAATCCAGCCACAACAATAGTGGCAATACCGAAGATGATGCGTACTGTATCCCCGCTAGAGATATGACCTTGTGCTTTATCCATAGCAGCGGAAACCTGCGGCATAACATCTGCCAGCTGCGCCAGACCAATACCTGCTGTAACAGTTGCGCCAGCGGTTTCTTTAGTTACAGGAACAGCCTTCACGGTTTTCACCGGCTTAACGACGCCAGCTCGACGCAGACCTTCCTCAATAACTTCTGCCGCATACCAGGTGTTCAGCGTTTTTAGTGGACCTCGACCATTCTCGTGGCGAATGATTGCCTCAACCAAAGGTCGAAGGATGTCGTAATCATGCAGATCGATGATCATGTCTGCGGTTACACCAACGGCTTTAGACACCTCATTAATGTAGGCGTCAGTGTTGTTTTCATTCGGCGGTGCCCAACGTTCAATAACTTCACGAATGGTATCGATACTTGAGCCGTCTTTTGCGCGACGTTTGTCGTGGTAGGTAATTAGAGTCACCGCCAGCGCACGAATCCCCCAAACAGGGTCTTTAAACGTGCAAAAGCGCGGTTCGTCTGGATTCGCAACCAGACCTTGCCACGGTGATCCTTTATCAAGATTACCGGGGTTATTATTACGAATGCCTCTCGGAGTCTTCATCCTTGATCTCCTGTTATTGCAGTCCATTTTTTACGCCATACGCGGCTAACCCCAAAAGCAGTGCAGTAATAATGAACGACGTTATTTTAGAAACAATGCCGCCAAAGAACCCACTGGAGATGGAATCTAACCGGTTAAGGAGCTTGTCCAGGTTGGAGTGTTGAATACTATGTTGCGCTGGGGTCATATCACCAAAGTAGGTTTTCAGCTGATCATTGACCTCCTGGCCAATTTCTTCACGTAGCTCTTTGCCTAATTTGCCAACAACCTCCCGAGCAACGATCGCGGCAATACGCTCAACTTGCTCTGTTGTAACGCCCGCCATCTCGTTCGACATGTTTTCCTCCATGAAAAGTCAAATCGGGATGGCGGATTTATATCACATTTCACCCTTTTGTTGTAGGTGTGTACTTACCTACCATTCAGCATTGCAACGGACTGATGAGAAAGCACCTACTCCTACCCATCGCCAGTTATAGATGCTACCCGCTTTGTATAAGGTATAGTCGTTCACTTTTTTAACAGCATATATGGGTATGACTGTCTCCTGTCCACCAATGATAGCCTCACCATAACATATAGGTGTCGGCAATTTCTGGCAGCCAGTAAGAGAGAGAACAACAGCTATTGTTAGAAATAATCTTTTCATCATTTACTCATCAGTTATACAGATTTCTATTTATTACCGGTACTCTGCCATTTACGCTAAAACTATGGCCGCCATTAAGTTGGTTTACGAATATAGAGCTAACAGTATTTCCATATGCCGCATATCCATAAACCATTGTCATGGCCCCGCCCGGTACTGGAACCGCGAACACATTTGCATATGTTGGGATTATCGCTGGCGGGTAATCAAAAACATGCCCTCCAGAACTGTTCCACTCCGTATTATTAAGAAAGGTAAATGAAAGTGGGATATTTGCCGTATTATAGATCTCCTCTCCTCGCGCATTGAAAAAACTCATGCCCCAAGTTTCTTTTTTGGCTATACCTTTCGAAAATACGTATATCGTGGCACTAGAGTCGCTACCCTGACCTCCGAAACTGTAAATCACCTGGTTGTTACGCACTATTCTGTTGGCTATTAATGAAACAGCTTTCGAATAGGAAACAAAAATCATCGGTGAACGATCTGGAGATATTTGGGTGTTAAACTCTGTCCCGCCAGACAAAGAAACAACCTGCTTTCTCTGAAAAACGATAGGAGACAAAGAAGGAGACATCCAGACCTTCCCGTCAGATCGATATATCTTGCTTCCGTACATTATTTTTGAAAAACCAATATGTTTAAATTGCCACTAGCTCCAGACCATGAAATGGTATTTCCAGAAACCGTAAGACTTGTGTATTTCCCATTGGTTACGTCCATTATGTAATAGTCGATTCCCAATCCCGCCTCAACCTCATATGTTCTACTTCCAGAACCAGAGGGAGTAAAATAATCGAGGTAATAAACAGGGGCCAACGCATCGACCATCTCCTGTCTTGATGGCGACCATACCTGTGCACCATAGCTCATAAATATATCCTTATACTTTTAAGCAGGGGCTGGTTTAGTTCCAGCCCCGATTGAAGTTGTTTATTCTTTAGGTGAATTTAACTTCGTTTCAAGCTCCTCAACCCTTTTGGTCAATTGCTGAATATGATGAATGAGTGGTACAACCAAACGCTCATACATCACCCCTTCAGCGACCATACCATTTGAGGAAATATCTTCTGGAGAATCATTATTTGTTGGTTCACGCCAATGGACATATTGCGGGGCAATCTCACCTACCTCTTCAGCAATAAGGCCGTAATACCCCCAATCCTTTCGGTCACCTCGACAAATTGAACGATACCAAACAGGTCTTAATGACAAAAGTTCATCAGCATATCGATCTTGTAATGTTTCAATATCCTTTTTATAGCGCCTTGAAGATGTTGAACGCCAAACTGTATTGATACCTGGGTTTGGATCAATGTACATATTGGCACCGCTAGTAGTTGTGCCAATATCCCATATAGCAAACCCTCCACTACCGCCTGATTTGACAACCAGTGTTTCAGCAATAATATCCAGGTTGCCACTATAGCCTGTCAGTGATGATCTGCTTGCATAGGAACTTAGAAGGTTTGTTACCTCTGTTTTCGTGTAAGCATTAAGGTTAGCCGCAGTCAAAGTAATATCGGCAGAGCCATCAAACGCCACACCAGCAATTTTCCTTGCTGTCTGCAATTTTGTGGCTGTTGCGGCATTACCAGTAGTATTCTGATTACCGGTTGTATTCACACCAGGGATTGAATCCTTAGCAGTATATACCTGCGCCCACGCTGACCATGCCGCATCTGTGGTATCTCTTCGTGAGCGAATGAAAACTGGCGCATGTGCACCGCTCGTACCACTCCAGCCAATAAGCAACTCGCCCTCACCAGCAGCACTCGCACCTTTCATGTGCAATACGTTGCCATACGTGGTCGGATAGCTATTGTTGTACGCCTCGTACATTTGAATGCCAGCAGTGCCTTGAGTAGAGCCGCTTAATGCCGTAACTCGGCCACGAGATACCAGTGTATTAATGTTGATATCGCCTGAGCCATCAAACTTAACACCATTGATGTTTCTCGCTGTTTGCAACTTCGTAGCTGTTGAAGCATTACCGTTCAAACTACCATTTACGCCACCAGTCACATTTAGTCCATTACCAATTGATACCGCACCGCTGGTATTATTAATTGTAATAGGTCGCAAACCGTTCCATGAACCTAATGTGTCTCCTGATGCTGTTAGCATGAAATATGTGTTCGATCCATCATTACGGATAAAGAACCCAAAGCTACCGTAAGCAATGCGGAAACCATTTGCATATTTTGAAATGATCTCACCAGAAGACGTTAATCCGCCAGTTAACGCTCCTCCAGATAGTGGTAAAGCTCCGACATCAGCCGCAGTAGGCTTGTTTTTAGTGTTATACGCTCTGCGCCATCCTGGTTGGATTTGCCCCTATATTTCCAGACATCTGTTATCACTTAACCCATTACAAGCCCGCTGCCGCAGATATTCCCGTGGCGAGCGATAACCCAGCGCACTATGCGGATGCCATTCGTTATAATGCTCGAACGCCTCTGCAAGGTTCTTTGCTGCCGTTAACCCGTCTGGTTTGGGCATGATACTGATGTAGTCACGCTTTATCGTTTTCACGAAGCTCTCTGCTATTCCGTTACTCTCCGGACTCCGCACCGCCGTGTTCTTCGGTTCAAGTCCCAACATCCGGGCGAACTGGCGTGTTTCATTAGCCCGGTAGCATGAACCATTATCCGTCAGCCACTCCACTGGAGACGACGGAAGATCGTTGCCGAAGCGGCGTTCCACCGCTCCCAGCATGACGTCCTGTACTGTTTCACTGTTGAAGCCGCCGGTAGTCACCGCCCAGTGCAGTGCCTCACGATCACAGCAGTCCAGCGCGAACGTGACACGCAGTCTCTCTCCGTTATCACAGCAGAACTCGAACCCGTCAGAGCACCATCGCTGATTGCTTTCTTTCACGGCCACTCTGCCTGTATGTGCCCGTTTCGATGGCGGTACAGCAGGTTTTCGCTCAAGCAACAGCGCATTCTGGCGCATGATCCGGTAAACACGTTTGGCATTGATCGCAGGCATACCATCAAGTTCTGCCTGTCTGCGAAGCAGCGCCCATACCCGACGATAACCATACGTGGGCAGCTCTCCGATAACATGGTGTATACGGAGAAGCACATCCGTATCATCAGTGTGACGACTGCGGCGGCCATCCATCCAGTCATCGGTTCGTCTGAGAATGACGTGCAACTGCGCACGCG